TTTAGCGTGAAACGCCATGCTATCTTACCACTTGAATACACGTGCTCCTTGAGTTCTACACTCAGAGCACCTGAATCAAACGCTGCATCAAACATGTCAGGTGGAAGATCCTCGGGATCTTCAAGAGAAAAGGCACGGCCTGTAGATACCCATACTTCTTCAGGCTCTTTAACGGCCTTTACAAAGTTATATGCAAACCATATGGCCATTAGTACTACAAGAACAGGCAACATATAGGAAGGTTGGGGTGAGTACTGAACTACTGCAGAATTCATTGATAACATAATTTTATGACATACTAGTGTCAACTTTAGGTTTAGGTTTAAGGAGGTCTACGTATATAGATATATATGGATGCAAAAATCTATAATCCCTGGAATCCGCATAATCGTGATATTCCCACTGCTGAAATTACACGAATTGCCGGTTATACGCCCAAACGCCTGGAGTTATTTCGCCAGGCGTGTGTGCACAAGTCGTTTGTAAAGGCTAAACAAGATAGTGCACAGACTGTGGCTCCCAGACCGCCGGATTGCATGGACTTAAAAGATGCTGATAATGAACACATTGAATTTGTAGGTGATGGATTCTTAGATGCTATTGTGGGAGACTACTTAGAACATCGATATCCTGGCGAGGGCGAGGGATTTTGGACATCTCTGCGGTCGGACCTTGTAAACAATGAACATCTTGGTTCTCTTGCAATCAAGTTGGGAATGGCCCCATGGTTAATTATGAGTCGACACATGGAGGATATTTGCAATGGTCGTCAGAATAATAGGATGCTTGGCTCCATGTTAGAAGCCTGGGTGGCAGCAATGTATCGTGACCGTGCTTCTAATGATCCTAAGACAGCGTTTTGGTATGTGCAACAATGGGTAATTAATATCTTGGAAACGTACGTTGATTTTGGTGGACTTATTGCAACAAATACTAATTACAAGGATCAGCTTCTGCGATTTTATCAGTCTACATATCACCAGCCTCCTCGATACAAAGAAGTCAGTGTTGAGGGTCCGCTTCATAATCGGACATTTACTATGGGTGTTCTATTTCCTGATGGAACGGTATGCTGCACTGCTACTGCACGTAATAAGAAAGAGGCTGAACAGGAGGCTTCCCGGCTTGCACTGATTCAGTTGGGTCAGCTGTAACATTTTAAAATATAGAGAAACAGTAGATGTTTAAAAAGCCGTTGCCAGCATTGGATTTGATGAAAGTTAAAGTTACAAAAAAAGAAACATTGGTACCGGACCCATTTAGTCCTAGTATACCTGCGCCAGCATCTGTTTTTAATCCTGTACCGAAGGAGGCCAGAAATGCAGAACTTGGGCCCAAAGTTGTTCAACAAGTTCAATCTATAGTTCAATCTACGATTGAACAAGTACCTTCTATAGTTCAACAAGTTCCTATAGTTCAATCTACGATTGAACAAGTACCTTCTATAGTTCAACAAGTACCTTCTACGGTTCAACCGGTTGCACCTGTATCTGTAGTAGAACCTGTTAAATCTACGGTTGCACCTACGGTTCAACCGCAGGTTGAACAACCAGTTGAACACGTAATATCCAGACAAGAATTTTTAGGCAGCACGAGTAAGCATCTTCAAGAAATAATCATAAAAACCCCACCCGTAGAAATTATTAAAAATACATTTGTCCCAATAACATCATCTACATTCAGTGATTTCATGGTTCAAACATATATTCAATATAGTCCACGTCTTCAGCAATTTATAGCAAAAAAACGCAGTCTTCTCGAAGCCGGTGAAACCGAAACAGAAGCCGAAAGAAAGGCTCAGGAATCTATGAAAATACCCAAGGTTATTGATGAAGATGCATGTAAGAAACGAGACCCTAACAAGGTCGAAAATTTCTATTATCAAAAACTTGTTCGAGATTATTTACAACGAAATTCGCCGTATCGTGGTCTCCTAGTGTATCATGGTCTCGGTTCTGGAAAGACATGTACTTCTATTGCAGCAGCGGAAGCACTCTTATGGGGTGGAATGAAAGTTGTCTATGTTCTAACACCAGCCACCTTGTCTAATAACTATAAACGCGAACTTGGCAAGTGTGGATTTTTTCCTTTAAGAACTAATAATTATTGGTCTTTTTTGACGGCTTCATCTCCAGGTATAGAACAATTCTGGTTAGTCAATGTTCTCGGACTTCCAGAGGCCCATGTCAAGAAAATGGGTGGAGGCTGGGTTCCAGAACCTGATAAACCATCTAACTGGTCTTCTTTGAGTCCTGCAGAACAGTCAGCTATAGAAGTCCAGCAGACAGCTCATCTCAAACATCGATTCCGATTCATTCACTACAATGGTGTTGTGCCTGAAATCTTGTCTCAATTAGCTGCCGATGGCGTGGCAAAAGGAAAGTCTATGTTCGATGATTCCGTAGTCATAATAGATGAAATTCATAACTTGGTTCGAACAATAAATGGATCTAAAATTGGCAGTCAGCCTCTAAGTGTAATTATTGACAAAATGGAACCCCGTGAACCCACGTGGTCTACTCCTCTGGGCCGTGAACGTCCAGGATTCCGTTATCCTCGTGGCTATTCTCTGTATCGTCTTTTACAGAATGCAGTCGGTGCCAAAATTATTGCACTGTCGGCTACTCCAATGATTAACTATCCGCATGAATTATCTATTCTTCTAAATATTATCGGCGGTGAACAACGTATAGTAGAGATTCCATTAAAGGATGCGGGTAAAAGACAAGAACTCAGTGAGTGGGCTCTTGCAAATCCTACAGTGGACTTCTTTGCGATTGAAGAAAACGACCGCCGTCAGTCTATTCTGACTGTAACACCGGTTCCTTATGGATTCTCAAAGGTTGTAGACGAAAAGGGAATGCGGGGATTTCTAAGAGGCACAGTCGATGCAAAGGGAGGACACAAACCGCTAGATGTCGGCCCAGTAGAAGAATCTAGAGAGCGCAAGATGGATGTCTGGTCTGCATCATTAGTTCAAGACTTGATTGCCAAAGGACTTATATCAGAAGTTGTAACCGGTGTAGTAAGAACTCTGCCTCTTTTGCCAGAAGACCCAAAGACATTTGTTGAACATTTTATTAATACCAATACGTTGGAAATCCAGAATTCAAATATCTTAAAAGCCCGTGCAACTGGCCTAATTTCTTACTATCGTGGAGGCGATGAGAATCTGATGCCCAGAATAAGTCGTAATGAATTAGTACTGGTTCCTATGCACGAGTTTATGTTTGCGGGATATACCAGAGCTCGTCTAAAGGAATTAGAAATGGATACACCTCAACAGAAACAAGCAGAAGGAGGAAAACCTACAAAAGGAATGTCCGTGGCCGAGATGGACTTGTATACACAGGCTACAAAGTCACAGGCAACCGGATTTTTATCACTGAGTCGTGCCGCGTGCAACTGGGTCTTTCCTACAGAGGTTCCTCGTCCAACTCTGGATAAGAAAAAACAGGCAAAACTTCTTGGTATTGACCAGAGTCGTATTATTGCTGCGAATTTAGCAGTTGGTGATGACGAAGAAATTGTGGAGGATGCAGAAGAACCTGGAGAAGGAGAAGGAGAAGGAGAAGTCATAGAAGGTGCACTAGCAGATGTTCCAGTAGCACCTGCCGTAAAAGATGCCGAAGTTGATGGAATTATAGGAGGATTAATGTCAGGCCTAGAAGCCCAGGCAGATAATTATTTAAATACTAATCTGGCCGTTTATTCAGGAAAGTATGCTAAGATGATAGAAAATATTAGGAAAACCAGTGGTCCTGTCTTGGTCTATAGTAATTTCAAGAGTCTGGAAGGTCTTGGTATTTTTGCAGCCGCACTCCGTGCAGCTCCAGAAAAATATGTAGAACTGGATATAGTCAAAGAAGCCGGTATCTGGAAAATACCTGACTCACTGTTAGTTCCTGGCCCCAAGTATATCCTGTATACGGGTGACAAGGACCATGAAAAACGGCGTATTCTTTTACAGCTATACAACGCCGACCTAAAAAATCTGCCAACCAAGTTAGCTGAGCAATGTAAACAACTGATACCGTCTCAGCCTGATAATCGCAGTGGAGACATTTGCAAGATTTTCATGATTACTCAATCTGGTGCTGAAGGTATATCACTCTTCAATACCCGACAGGTACACATCATGGAACCTTATTGGAATAATGTACGTCTACAACAAGTTATTGGACGTGCTATTCGTTTGTGTAGTCATATGAATCTACCATGGGCCGAGCGCGAAGTAGAAATCTATACGTATTTATCTGTATTTACCGCAGAACAACGGGCAGGTGCAAAAGAACTTGCAATGATTGACAAAGGAATGACAACGGACCAAATCATTCTGGATATTGCTACTAAGAAACAGAAATTGGCCGACGGTCTATTTGATATTGCACAAACATCGGCTATAGATTGTCAGCTTCACTATCATGAACATGGATCGGCTACACAGTGTTTTAAATTCAAACAAGATAGCAGACCAATGTTTATGTATCATCCAGATTGGCAGAAAGATGTGCAACTAGCAGCGAGTTTTAGATAATTTAATTCCACCCTATTCCCATAGGAGCACAAGTGCATACTAGACCATCCATTAGTCCAGGTGCAGTATTGCAATCTAATCCAGGTTTGTTCGTTTTCACACACTTGGCTCCTTTCCAGTTAACTGGTAATTCAGAATTCCATGGTTGACCACCTACACCGCCACAATATCGTTGACAAGATACCGTACCATTATTACCATATGTATCTTCTGTAGGTGCGGGGCCTATATTTTTCCATAATGCACCGCCGTAATGATATGGTGTATAACCTGCAGCACCAATATAATTGTTTAGTTGAAATATACTACCATCATAAATTGCTTTTTCATTTTTCCCATATGTTTTACCATAATCAAATATAAATGCAGGTGGATTATTGGATGGATATACAATAATCTGTTTGACATTATCATTAAATCCGCCTCTAGAGCAAAAATTGAATTCACCAGGACCAACAACCGTCTGAGTTGCACCTTGTGCATTTACCAGAATAGCCGATGCACCAGCAGGTACAATAACATAAGAAGCCCCGCCTCCAAAATCTTTGCCGGCATAGAAAGTACCTGCACCAGGTAAAATTACATTTTCACCAGTTGGACCACAGTGCTCTAATACTTTTATAGATGGGCAACGATTAGGATATACTGCAGCAATACCGTAGACTTTCTTAATAAAGTCTAACTGTTTGGGCCCAGGATTATCCGCAGCTCTTTTCCAAGAACTAATCTGACTTAGAACATCGCCCCACGTAGCCAGATTCCAATCTGTTAAATTTGCTAATGACGTTCCTGCAGGAGACCATCCTGCAGCTTGAGCAGTACGTTTAATGCAGGGAAGAGAAAAGGGTTTGGGGGTTGAATTGGAAAATCCACACATATCAAATGCAGTTCCATAACATAAATTATTAGCTGCACCGGCGGTCCTAGGATTAGGATCATTGCCCCATCCTTTTAATGTAGTTATAGCTTGTGTAGCAGTATTACGTGTAATATTTCCATCTTTTAATATACCCTGAGGCAGACTTAAGCCACGTTCTAAGAGTACTGTGTTCATATCATTAACTTTTTCAGAACCAAAACCGGACATTAAACCCTGTGAAAGAGAACCCGTAGTATTACATTGTTGATTTACCAAGTCTGCTACGCACTTAGCTGACATCGAACCATCTTTACATTCATTAGCAGCTGAAGCCATACTAGGAGAACCAGTATTGAGACCACGACAATCCCAGGACCATGAACCTCCCCCAGCCTTTAAACATTCACCACTTCCATACCAAATTCCATTCATACTGCCACAATCCTGTTGACTATAAAGACGTATATTACCATCACTGCTTGCATATCCCAGACCTTTACATGTATATAATGGGTCACATTGTCCAGGCATTCGAATATCACTGGCCGGACAATTCCCTTGGGGATTAGATGGAAAAGCCGGGTTTCCCTTGCCATCCGTAACAACTCCTCGGCCCGTCGAAACACACCATCCCATGTTAGGATACGATGAGTTAGCAATATCATCGCATTTTCTTATCCTAGATCCAGCCTTTATTCCTTCTTTCTGTGTAGCGGCATTAAGGTCCCAGATCCATTCACCAGCACCGTATGTTGTATCTAAGGTAGGACTCATGGGCCCTCGACGGGTTCCATATGCTCCTACAGAAGTTAAATCAGAGTTAGGTATATGCCACCATCCACATCCCGTACGAGCAGTTGCATCTCTCATCTGGGTATTTAGAGGTGCAGTTCTGCATGCTCTGTCTTTTTCCAATACAGTAGAATCCTTTCCAAACATGGAAGTAAATGTCTTTGGATCAAAATTATTCGTAAATGTTGGTATCATAGTATCAACCGTTCCTAATGCCGGCGTAATATCCGTATTCAATGAAGTTGGAAATGCCGTATTCATCTATAGTTAACCTAATATTTTACTAATGAGATTACAGTAAAGTTACTTTGGGGTTGCCATAATTTCTGCTAGGAATAATACCTCCTAAATTTTGCATATCTATCCAATCTTGATACGTTTTTATTTTAAATTTAGATAAATCGCCTATCCATGACAATATTACACCAAATAAATTAGAACCGGCAGTATTAACACTAGTAGCTACTATATATTTATCTTTTTGACCTAATACTATCCATGCACCATTAGGGTCTTTTATTTTAACGGATATAAGCATTGGTGGTAAACCATCGGCCTCCATAGTACCAATAGAATTAGGCGGAGGACATAATAAATTGACTACTCCATTAAATCCAGCTTCAGAAGGTGCTGTAAAAGTCTTAGGTTTGCCGTCATCACATTTATAATCAATTACGAGTGTCTTGCCACATCCAGGTGCAGGATCTCCTCCTGTCTGCGTGTAATTATATGTATAATCAAAACTATATAGACCATTTGTTAATTCCTGAAACATAGATGTACGATTTCCTTTGAGAGCACCATTACAGTTCTTGCCATAGCTCGCTTCTATAATATTAATCCCTGGTAATGGTTTACATGAGTTAGCATTTAATTCAGGTTCAACTACGTTTGCATTATAACAATTGGCCATTGCCTTGGACCATGCGGGAAAATCGGAGGTATTATTTGCGGCTGCAGAAATAGATTGATAATATGCCTCGATAGCAGATACACTACCCATGTCGTTCGCATTAGAAATATTCTCTTCATTGGGTGTGCCATCAGGATTTAAAGGTGCTAATTTACCCGTAGTACAATTTGTCTTTTTCCATAATGAATCTAGACATGCCGGAATATGAGGCCCTGTATTTTTATTTGGACCATCACATAAATTAGCAGGTGTTTGTCCCAGCATTTTCTGCGATGCGTCGATAAATTCAGACATAGACAATGGTCTACCAGCTCTATCCGTACCATATGTAGCCTTGTTACCTAGATCATTCAATAACTCAGATGTAGCTTCTATACTCGGACCCTTAGCATCATTTCGCACCAATGCATTAGCCTTTGCCTGTGTAGAAGGATACAGAGTTCCATTTGATGTACCACCAGCTCCTGCAAATAACTCTTGTAAACAAAATACAGTCGGATTAAACGCGCCCTCGGCATTATAACACGAATTTGAACCTAAGATACCAGCTCCCGTTGGAGTATGAACCATAGGACCTGTAGGACATGCTTGGATATCTAATTGGTAATAGGGATCAGCCAGAGTACCAGGACATGTTAGACCCACAGTGACTTGATTAAATATCTTTTGTGCGGCCAAAGAAGAACCATCAGGAGTATAATAAGAACGCCCATTATCCATTGTAACAACTAAAGTAGAACCACTGCTACCTACATCGGCAGGAACATTAATATTTTTGTTTTGTATAGCCATTGTCAGAACTTTTGTCAATACATCCGTTGTACCATACATAGCTGACACAGGAATACCTGGTATAGTACCACGTCTATACCACATTACTGTATTTGGAACAGTGGCCGAATATGCAGGAAATTTGGTCTCAGTAGCAAATGCCCGTGTAACTACCAAAGAACGCTTGTCACCTACTACACCTATAGCCTTATCAGGACTAATAGAAGTTTCTCCTACATCAACACTGATTACGCGCTTTCCGTCTTCGCTAGATAACCAAGCACACCATACTGCCGGCATACCCGTTACCTGTATAGTAATAGAGGCATTCTCGACTAGAACAATAGACACCGTCTGAGGATCTAAGATACGTTTTGATGATGGAGCTATATTAACTACCGTATTTGCGGAACCATAGGTTACTTTAGTTCCGCCTGCACCAGGATGACTCACATTAAGAATAGCATTGAATGCCTTTGGTTTAGGACCCACAAACAAGAGTGGACCCGAAGAACCATAACATTGTCCACAGTTACCGCCGGCCGTTAATGCAGTAGTATTCTCGCATTCCATTTGACTTTGACGGGCTTCGCAGTTTTCCTTTACAAGTGTAAAATTAGAAGCGGCACAAAAACCAACTGTGGGTGCATACACTGCTGGCTGACCAGAGGAAACAGCTAATTGATTAGCACGGATTTGGTCATCACTGGAAATGTATAGCCCACCTTTCCATTTAACACCCTTACTATTCTTTCCATCTTTGTGACAAAAACCGCATTCAGCCATACGAGGGTCACTGAAATCACAATTTACGGGTAGACTCTCACAGAAATTAATCTTGGCTTGAACCATGCCTGTTTGTTCTATCCATGGTTGAGGCTTGGACCCATCTGTCGTACCAAAACCTAAGTTATCCATAATAAGTGTTTGAAGACTAGCAGTTTTATTTGTAGAGGTAGCAAGAGCCTGTCTCATGGATTGGTCAACAGCATCGGGAGAATGGTTTGTCGATGGATTAATTACACGAGCTAAGTCATTTTGGCGCCGTTCTTCTTCAAACTGGAGTTGTTGGCGCTGGGCCAACAAAGATTTTGGATCTTGAGTCAAAAATCCTTCGGTGCTTGAATTTTTATAAATAATAAACAGACACATTGTAAACACAATTAATCCGCCTAGTACAAGCCATGAATACATGTCCCCTACATGTATTCAAGGATTTTTTAGCTGTCTACACATTATCGGGTCTCAGATTTGTGGTAGAATCTAATTCGCGCACAGTCAGTCTCAAAGTCATCTGAACTTGGCGATTCACATTTAAGACTGCTCCTTTTGTAATAAATACTGGAATATTTGGTGCTACTTCTGCATTAAATTTGTCGCGCTTACAGTCACCGTACTGCGGATCAACAAATCTATTCCGGATTATAATATAATTAGCGTATCCACAGTCATTTGACCCATCAATAATTGTAGAAGTTAATTGTGTAAGATCATCATAGGCGGTTCCTACAACAACATGACCCGATTCTTGTTGAAGCCATGCAATTAAATCTTCGTTGCCCGTATTACATTCAAGACCGGCAAACTGGAGACGATCCATTGTAGAAAAAGACCACATAGGAAACCAAGTTTCAGTCTTAATAAATAGATATTCACCACTTGTATCAAAATAACAACTGACGATACTACTGTTAGAACCTATGAGAATATCAGTCACTGCAACTGCATCAGGTAGACTAGATAAGAGTTGATTTTCGGGATTTAAGATACTAAAACTCATTTTCTGTAAAGAGGCCAGAGGTGTAGGAGCATAGATACGCTGGGCCTTTAAGAATTTAGGGAAAAACAGTGTATGACCTCTATTAACCATCTTATTGGTAGTCATACTCTCTGAGCGCCATACTGCATCATACTGACACACGGCCAACGACTTATCTATCTGTTCATTTGTACCATAGTTATTACCGGTCATTTCATCCATAATGATTGTAATATATGGCATACCCATGGCACTAATAAAAGACAGTTCGGGTGCAGAATCGGAACCTGCTGTAGCACATTCGCGTTGAACTACAACATCAAGACTCTCTACCGGAAGAATAATTTTAACAAATTCAATTTTTGTAATATTACGAAAACGATTTGTAAGTGTGGCTTGTGCACTTGTTCCTTGTGGCCTAGATACCGAATCAAGTTGTATTGCAAAATTGTACCGATTCTCTTTGGTTGAATTTACCCAGTCACGGTCTTTGGAATTCAAAAATAGATTGTACTCGACTTCGCGGTATTTTACTACATTATCGTGTTTTATTAGAAAGTCTTTTGACTGTACTGGCTGTATTACAGGTTCTATATTTGTTCGACGAGACTTGATACGCTCGAACTTATCCAGCGGGCTTTCTTCGTCTTCGCTTGGCATAGTAACACCGGTAGTGTAATCTTGCATGTTATCAAAAGAAGCCATAGTCAGAGGAGGCATACGAAAATTGTTTTCTCTTTCTCTTTCTCTTTCTTTTTCTCTTTCTTTTGGTGCTGGGTCAGATTCAGAACCAGAAATAAATCCCGTATTGCGTTTTAACCACTTAGCCATAGAAGAATACGTTTCCCGTAGAATATCTATGTCAGAACCACCAGTGGCCCGTATCTCTCTAACATAATGTCTTAGTGTACGATTTAGACGAGACGTAGCCTGTTCCGTGAGACCGCCAGGTATCTTCTGGGAAAACGTTTGTTTGAGTGAAGACAATAAGTCCATTACTATATACTGCGAAATTAGCTTGTGTTGGCCAAACGTGTCTTACAAGTCCAAGAATTTAATGGCATCTTTTATTGCTATCTCACTTGGGTTTTCAGTTGCATAAATAAGATCACGAATAGCATTCATAGTATCATCATCTACACGATTCTTGCACAAGTCTATAAAATTCCGTCCTTTTAACAGTGAAATTATGATATACATGCAATATGTTCCACATTCGGACTTTTTGCGCTGATGACGGATGTCATTCCACAGAATTTCGGTGCATCCTTGTTCGTGGCATCTGCGCAGAAACCGTTTTATTTCGGGACAGGCCTCGTAGCCATAACTGTCGTAGTAATATGACTTTTTTGCCTTTATATCAACATAAGCACAGACCCAATGACTTCCGGGTTTGTCATGGGGATCTAGATTGAATACTACACCAACGGCTGTCTTACCGGCTGCTTCTAGTTCTTTGATGTTTAGATTGCATATTTCATCGACAACACAAGTATTCCAAGACAGTTTCTTATCAAAATCTATTGGTACGGGACCAATAAATTCAAATGTTGGAAAAGCGGGCTCGTACTGTTCCATGACCTTCCCGATACTGATAGTATCTAGCCACTCGAGCGGTTTAGTTAACCATTCTTGAGGTTTGGGGGGACGAAAATAAGGAAGTCCCATAGACTTGTCACTTGACCCACCTAGTTTCTGAAGAGCACAGTACTCGGATTTGCACTTGTATTGATTATTCATGCGAGTACGTAGAGCCGCCCACAGACTTTCTTTTTTTTGAATAGTGGCAGGTATCTTGTGTTTGGGAAATTCTTTGTTCCATGCATTTCGAAGACGGATTAGCATATCTATAGGTAGACACGTTGTCTTAGTTGCCTTTAATGTGGCAGGATTACATTGATAAAGATTAAAATCCGGCATACCCCCTGCATAAGAAAAAGAAAAAACATCTTGTAGAGGATGCAGACGTATAATCCAAATACAATATACATTATTGGAGACAAAGTCGTCTATAATGGTCTAGCGTATCAGATGTTAACTGCACCTGGTATTGCTGGAATTCCTCCACCAAATCCTATGTATTGGACATCTATACCCATGCCGGTACACATGGAATTAGACTTTAGTGGTGCATGGTCTTGGAGTTTACCTCTATGGGGCCTAGCATTACTTATTGCATACTTAGGAGTAATCTTTTTAGAGACACCAATATATGAAGTATATACCGGTGCCTTTCCTGTAAAAACAGGAGGGGCGCTTACAAAATCTAGGTCCAGATAATAGATATGGATGCTATGTCGAATCTTCAACACTATGTTCCGGCTATTATTATAGGAATAATTTCTATTATAGCTATTTGTACAGTAGCGTTGCTTATACCTCTCAATTCAGTACCAGCAATTTCCGGTGTGTCTATTATATTTGGACTGGCATATGCTCTGTCTTTTCTAGGATGGTTGATTGCAGTAAGTTTTTATAAGAATAAACCTGAAGAACTTACTTGGTTAAATACACACTTAATGTTCTTGGTATTTTTTCCAACCACAATTGCTGCCACAACGATGAATGTGGTTTCTATTCAAAATGCATCCAATAATATATCTTAGAGTTAAAGCACTGATTAATTACAATAAATAATGGTGTATCCAATTATGTTTGTTGGACCGGCACGGGTAGGTAAATTGACACAAGCAAGAGCAATGTTAGGAGCAAAAGGTACCCCTGTACTCAGAACTCTGGCTATAGGAGACTATATGGCCCGTTATTGGGAATTTTCCACTCATATGGAAGTAGATATCTTAGACTTGTCAATGATGGATAAACAGATTCTTCCCGAAATTTTGGTACAGCTTCTTTCAACTCGTGATGTACTCGGTTCCGGCCGTAAACTGATGATACTCCGGCATATTCATGCACTGTCTCCTCCGGCAGCAGTACGTCTCCGAGCCTGTATGGAAGAACTTGTATGGTCCCGTGGTGCACCAGCCATGATTTGGTGCACTGCACGTGTTGTAAATCATGTTGTAGTTGGACTCTTAAATGGTTTTGTATATCTTCGAGTGTCTAAGTTTACCACTGACAATTTCCAGGAAAAAATTGCTAAACGGGTCGGTGCTACAGTAGCCCCTCCTACGATTTCATCGTACATAGCCGATATGATGCGCCAAATGATTATAGCAAAAGATTCAGTGCCTGGACATGATACAATTAAATGGATTCGGGCCCGAGTGTATGAATTGTTGGGTCTGATGATAACCGGTTCAGAACTAACATCATGTCTCACTTGGTCCACAGTTCGACTTGCGGCAACAGGAGCAATATCAGATAAAGAGGCTACTAGAATTATAGATGTCTTATCAAGAGTTCGATGGGTTCCATCATATAGAACTCCACTGATGTTAGAAATGATTATTGCTGCAACATTTAATAGTCTTAAATCAGTGGATTAACAACTATAGTAGGTCTTATTTGTTGTTCTTTGATGGCTCTATTCCTATAATAACAGATAGTAATTACAGCAATAATAAAAATTACAACAGTTGCCACGCCTCCTATTATAGCAGACGTATTACTGGCTTTGTACGAACCAATCTTTAAATCATTTCCTGCATATAGTACTTGACATCCAGTATCTAAAAAAAGAGTCATAAGCTCGGCTCCAGGTATTGGATGTTGACATGCAGTATCAGAATATAGTGTAATAGCATTTATTAGTAAGATACTTTTTTCTGCACAGGTTCCAACCGTTGTGGTCCATGTAATACACGAGTCGGTACAAACCAAGTCAGAGCATTTTGTTACTGTAAGTATACTCATATCTACTAGGTATCGGCTAAAAACTTGACGGCTTAACAAGTGATACTTTTGTTTTTAATGTCTAAGGTTCCTGGCACATATTATTTCGAGTATCCTACCGGCTTTGTTCCTTCTGCTCCTCCATTTACGACATGGAGTGGTCTTCTTATTGTAGACCCTGACTCGGTCTATGCAGAGCGTCTTCTCAATAAATGTGGTGGTACTGTTATGACGGGGCCACTGACTAATAAACTGAAAGAACATGATGGTAAGAATGTAAAAGACAAGGATGGTAATGATATAATGCAGTCATTTGGTTCTGCCGGTTGGATTAGTGGATTCTGGACCGCACCTGAGGATTGGACTGAGATGGCTGCGGGTCGCGAAGATATGAAACCTTATTCTAAATAATTACGAATAGTAACTTTTACTTTATTCCAGTATGTTGGAGGTGCAGACATTAATGATTTATAGATATACCAGCCATCTTCTTTAGGGTAAACTGTTGATTCAATTGGTTTAATATTAGTTGAAGAAACAAATATGAATTTTTGTTTAATTTTATCATACAAACAGGCTTTATATATATTGTGTGCCTGATCATAAAAAGCAACTAGAACTTCAAAGTTTTCCAAGGGTCCAAACATTTTAGTTGTTTTGTTTTTACTAGTAAGTTTAGGTAGTAAGTCATTTAGATTACTCTCAATACAAATCCATGTATTTGTTGAATTATCTTCTGGTACAGGAATCTCTGTTAATACTAATGCTTCTTCTTTTGTAAGACACAGAACATTAGTTTCAGCGTAGCGGGGAATATCAGTGCTTGTATAAAACTGATACTGTCCTGGAAAACGTTTTTTTTTTCTACTTGCTTCTCTATAAGCCATTGGTATTAGTATTGATATTATATTAGTTCAACTTTATAGGTAACATGGACGAGTATGTAAATCTTCTTAAGTCTACGTGGTCTAACATATGTCCTGCCTATGTCCATATCTCACCTGATAAGACACAGATGCTAGCAAAAATGGCTGAAAATTCTTTTGATGGTGGTCGTACTTCGTCATGGGTCGCCTCTATTACACCAATCTGGATATCTGTTCGAGCAAAAAATAAAAATCATACAGTGCATGTTGTTACAGATAGACATGATGTTATGAAAGATGTGGAAAAAGGTCTTAGTATTATGGCTTGGCTTACGGAAAAACCTTTGACGTGGTATTGGTGGGACCATCCATGGGACCGTTGTCTACCTGCTGGCATCGATCCTGGGCCCGAACATCTGAATGGAGGATGGGCTGTTCCTGGTGTTCCCGAAGTACATGTTTATCGCAGAGAAGAGGCATTAAAGGTAATGATTCACGAGTCTATACATGCACTTCTTTTGGATGTAAAACCGGCTCTGGTGGAGCCGGTACGCAATCGTTTTGAAACGTTGTTTGGGCGCCAACTCTGGCCTCACTTGGGTGAATGCTATACAGAACTGATGGCAGAACTCCTATGGTCAGTTGTCCAGGATGTACCCTGGTCATCACAGAAACAATGTTCTCGTAAACAGGCGGGACAAGTATGGGCGCGTATCTATGATGCAACGGCAGATGAAAAAACAAATGTGTTTGCATACTATATTTTAAAATGGGTCTTGATGCAGCACGAAGAGGTTTTCCTCGGGCCGAATCATTGTGTGACTCTTTGGTATGACTGGTTTATGGAGTCTCTTCCTGAACTTGAAAAACTCCGTCTTAAATACAAGGACTCTGAGTCTGAATCTATCAGTCTAGCTATGACATGCGTAAAGGATTTCTAAAGGTCATTAAAATTAACTTCAGGCATCTTTTCAGATGAATAATAAGGAACATGATTACTCGATGACTTAGATACTACTGCAATAATCTTAGGATATTGCTTCCTAGTTCTTCCATGTCTCGTATCTTTTCGTAGAAGGACTGTTGCACCAGGATAAACATCCTCAGGTTTTACAGCCATACGTCTATCGGAATTACGGCCAATCTTATATTTCTTAATTCTGCCATTAACATCTACGTTAAACTGATTTTGCTGAACTCCACGTACACCTACTACCGTACCCTTAAACTGCAAAGGTACATTTGAACTATTAGTTGCACGTCTTTGGTCCTTACGTCTAGTATGTCTGGGCATCTTTCTATTATTCACATATTTTTTAACCAAGTAAAAGGTGAGCTTAGCTTAAACGCAGGGTACCAACAATTAATATATACAAACCATGGGAATTAGAGGTCTATCAGGATATTTAAAGTGGAAGGTACCGGGAGCAAGAAGTACAATAACATGGTCGTCGTGGACAAATAAGAAATGGGCAATAGATGTCTCTTGTCTTTTATACAGAGCCCGTTCGGCTACTCTTGAACCAATTACAGTTATTGCATCGTTGTTGTTTCGTATGCGCCAGGCTCGGATAACTCCCATCTTTGTCTTTGATGGAAAACCGCCGGCATCTAAGTCAGATGTTCTTGATCAGCGCAGAGGCCAACGCGACCAGGCCCAAAAAGAGATTTCTGAACTTGAACACATCCTAGATGTTAGTGCCATGTCACACATGGACAAGGCTATGACTGAAAAACGGATTGCGGACTTAACGGCTCGCAATCCGACTGTAACCAGTTCTGACAAGGACTTGATTAAACAACTCTTATATGGTGCAGGAGTCTTGTTTGTGTCGGCTTCTGGAGAAGCTGATGATTTGCTGGGTTTCTTAGCTAGGACCGGTGTGGTCCAGGCAGTAGTATCTACAGACATGGACATGTTAGGCCGTGGTGTTCCTGTATTAATTGTTCCTGAGACTCCTGATACTTCTGTTCTCACTGAAATTGATACGGAGATTATTCTTGATTCGTTGGGTCTATCTTATGATAAATTTGTTGATGCGTGTATCTTAATGGGCACTGATTATACAGGTAGTACATTTGTTACACGTCCTCCTAACATTGCGGTAAATGCAGTAAGACAGGGTAATCCGTTTAAAGGTCTTGATATGTCTTTGATAGCATCAGCTACAGCTGGGCTTAAGGGAGACGGAGCTACTCTGGAAACACTGTTGAATCCGGTTCAACTTGCAAAGTTTCAGAGTGGACCTCCACCGAGAGAATCTGAGACATTGGCCCGTATGGCAACTGAATATGGCTGGCCACCCGCTTGGATTCTATTTTAATTCATGGCATACTTCCCATGATTCTTTGTTGCGCAACATTTCTAGAAAATTAAACTCGTCTGTTGTAACTACCAGGGTTTCATTAGAAATCAGATTTCCTGTACCATAATTGTATAGGATGTCTCCTATCTTTTTTCTCCAAAGATGACCATAATATGTTACGTTAAGTTTTAGTTCTAAGTCAATCGCTTCTCTTTCATTCAAAATGAAAGAAGTGTTTGAATCGGTAACTGTCAACATATAAGACATTAATTTTAGATATTCTTTATATACTGATTTTTGCCCATAAATGGGCAAAAAGTATTGTCAATTGACTTGGGACGCTCTTTTTTCATCTCGTTTACGAGATGAAAAAAAACGGTCCCTCGTTCTACAGCAGGGCTGTAGAACTTGGACTGATTTTTATTAGTTCGTATTTACGAACTAATAAAAGCGGTCCTCGCAGGGATCGAACCTGCGACTTTCCGGTTAACAGCCGAATGCTCTAAACCAACTGAGCTAGAGGACCATATCTATATATTGTATTTAAGGGGTGAAACCTTTAGGGAGGTTTTATCCCCTTACTTGGCCACAGGCACGGCCTTCACGTAGTGACGGCTGAGGTAGGTCTGAAGGTTCAGGATGGTCAGCTGAGGGTCCGTCTCCTTCAGGCTCAGAAGCTTGCGAAGAGGGGCATCAGCCTTAATCGTCTGCTTCTCCATCAGGTTGTGGCTACGGGCATAGGCCATTACTGCCTTGGTCACGGCAGAACGGCTCACCTCAGATGCCTTGGGCAGAGCCAGGAAAGAGCACAGCTCCTCAGAAATCTTCACGGGCGTGGTGAAGATGCAGGGCTTCTTGGGTGCACCCTCTACGGCCTCGGCCTTGCGACGACCACGGCGGTCGGCCTTCTTCACTACACGGGTAGCCTGCTTCTCCAGAGTCTTCAGGCCCACAAGAGCCGTCTGGAGAGTGGCCTTCAGAGCCGTTAGCTGCTCAGTCAGCTCCTCAATGCCCTTTAGGAGCACAGAGCCGTCAGAGGCACTCTCGGCCTCCACTACGGGCTCTACGGTTGCAGGAACTACGGCGGGTACAACCTCTACCTTCTCGGCCTTGGCCTTGGGAGCCTTTACCGGCTTCTCAGCAGGGAGAGCAGGAGCAGGGGCAGGGGCAGAGACAGAAGCAGAAGCAGTAACCGTCTTGGTGGTCTTCTTGGTGGCACTCATGATACTAGCACTGGAGGTATTATTAGAGGACATGGAACGCGAATAATTACCGGGAAGTGTGATACAACCTAGTCAACTTTGGGTTTCAATAGCCAAAAGTTGCCTCAAACCTTTATGCTTATTGTATACTTTTAGTAGGAAGAATGATATGTTCCAGTGTTCGTTCTATAAAAAACCAAAATCAACAATGTACCGCCAAAGTAGTTATGGGAGAGTGGTGTGGGAAACACAAGACGAGCCAAATTCGATTTGTTCCAGTTCAGCGAACAGATCCTGTAAAGGCCGTAAATAAAATTAAAAAAGCCTGGTCATCCTGGCTAGCCAAAAGATGTGGGCCACTCCTCCATTACAAGTCTGAATCCAACAATCCATTTGATTTCTTCTCGTCAGATCCTATTGAAGAGATTCCTCTCAAAGATTTTATATCTTTCGTAGATACCGGCAAAGGCTATATTATGGATATTAAGTCAGTCGCATCACTTCTGGAACATACCACCAAGACTGCAGAAGAGCCAACTAATCCTTTTAATAGAAATCTATTGACTCCAGTATTTCTACGTCGAATTATCCGCCATAATGGTAAAAAGAAACCCGAAGTATGGGTCTCATTGGAGGGAGTGTCAGAAGCCCAGAAACATGCATTAGCTGTAACAGATATTTTCAGGGGTCTGGAGGATCTGGGTAATTATACAAATCCTGATTGGTTCATTGGACTTTCTCCAGTCAATCTTCAACGCCTCTACATTGAATTGGCAGATATCTGGTATCACCGTGCATCGTTGACTTCGGTGGACCGTACCCGTATTGTTCCTAGTCCGGCAAAAGTATTCAAATTCCCCGTTACTACAGTACTGATTATGAGACCCCGTGCTCTAAAACCACTTCTGATAGAGACATGTAAGATGCTTATTACATCTGCTATAACCAAAGGAGATAGACAACTGGGTGGAATGTATATCTTAGGAGCACTTTCACTTGTTTCTGATGATGCGGCATCGGCATTTCCGTGGCTCCTGGAAATGTTCTCGCCAGGCGTGACACATGTTGTTAATGGACAATTGATGCTTGCACATACTTCGGTACTGGCTTATTAAAATTTATAATGTAAGTCAAAAAACTTGACAGTGACCGGGCCCGGCCCGGTCAATTGACCATGCACGATAATGACATCATGTATGGACCATGGACTGTTGATACATGTTTGAGCGATTTTAACAACAAACAAATTCTGGCAGTATCAGATCATGATGGTAAACCCTCAGGATATTGGATAATCAAAGTCAAGTCCGATAAAGACTCTAGTGAGTTGAAAGAGGTCAATGAACTTCTGAAAAACCCACCGCGAAACATGATTGAAGTACCTGGGTCAATCCATCAACGATTTGGCCAAACAGAGACTAAGATATGGTACGCAATGCGATACTATGATGGGCATCTTACAAAGGCAAATGCTGACAAGTGGTGCGAGGTAGCTGTAGCATGTATCCAATTCTTGTCAGACTTGCATACGGTACATCGCAAAGTGTACATGGATTTTCGACTTGAGAATATTCTTGTCACAAACAACACATTTGTTGTTGCTGACTATGAACTCGTGACACAGATTGACACAACTAAGACCAAGGATGAAGGACGAAACAGGGCGTGGTATTTCTATGCCAAGGGTGCCGAGCCAAACAAATGGCTTTATTCGTGGCGCCAAGATCTTGTTGGTTTAGGTTATCTTCTGGTAGAACTTACGGCTTCTCTGCCATTTTATGATGATTTCATGGATCGTCGCTTTGGTCAACGTGCAAATCACAAGTCGACCAAAGATATTCTTAAAGGACGCGATGTATCTATTCGGGCTATGGCAAATCCTGTATTACAGAAGTACTTAGCACTAATTAAAAAAATACCATGGAACTCTTTGGCCCCACCACCGGTTTCATTTTACTGTGAACTTGAAGACTTGTTTTAAGCATAAACTCCAGGAGTAATTGAAATAATTTCAGAAGGAGTAGAGGTTTGTCCATTTTTGACTGTTGATACTCGGAAATTATAAAGAGAGTCAATTTCTAGATTAGTAACTACATAAAGTACTACATCGCCTAATTCAGCATGTTCAGATATAATCCATGTAGAAGATGTGTCTAGTTTATATTCAATTATGGTATCGTCTGCTACTATATTATTAATCCATACTAATGCAATTTGCCCTGTTGAAGGTGTACTGCCAGCTAGATTTGTCGGAGCAGGAGGATACGCTTCAGGAGTTGCCTGTGTAGTAGAAGGAGTTGATGATAGTCCATTTTTGACTGTTGATACTCGGAAATCATACAGTGAATTAGTCAGCCCAGTAAGAGTATATGAATCTGCATTGCCTAATTCGGCATGTTGAAATGTAGTCCATGTAGAAGATGTGTCTAGTTTATATTCAATTATGGTATCGTCTGCTACTATATTATTAATCCATACTAATAAAAGTCCTGTTAATAAAGGTGTAGCTAATAAGTCTGTAGGAGCAGGAGGATACACAGCTATATTAGCAAAATTAGAATATCCAGATGTTTTACTACCAACAATAGTATACACGGCAAAAGTATTTATTCCTGCAGATATATCACGTACAATACCTCCGCTGACATCACCAGTAAATTCTATTAGATCTGTTAATGCTTCTCCTTCTAATAAAGATACAGTAGTACTTGTTGGAATTTCATTATTAGTCCAAGATAAAAATACTGAACTACTATCTATAGCAAATCCTGATAAGTCTGTTGGCGATAACAAAAGAGTCGTAGCAATTGCTTCTCCAACATACAAAGATATTGTAGTGGCTGTCACAGT